CGAACAACACGACGACGATTCGCACAACGGTTCCTCCGACAACAACCGCCCCAGAAACGACAACCACACAACAGCCAACAACGACACAAGCCCCACCGCCACCCACACAGCCAGAAACATCGTCACCATCACAGAATACCTTGCCCCCAGACCCGACCCCGCAACAGATAGTTGCGGTCGTCGCAGAAGTCAGCGTTGAACAAGCAACCGAAGTGTTCGCCGCCCTTGACGTGGACGAACTAGACGAGGAACAGGTAGCCGCCCTCGTCGTCGCAGTCCAAAACGCACCCACCGAAATACGTGAAGCATTCGAGGAAGAAGTCGACATCTACAAATCTGGGCTAGACACCTACGTTCCGGTCGGATCAAAAGTGCCCGTATCAGAACGACGCACCCTCATCGCTATTACCGCAGGAACAGCCCTCACAGCGGCAGGAACTAGGATGCGGAAACCATGAAAAAGATACTCGGCTACATCACCGAGAACTCTTGGACGCTGGCGGGGACAGGTCTAGTTCTCATCACCCTCTCAGGCCCCACCCTGCGTCAAGCACTCTGGATTACTGGCGTCGCTCTGGTGCTACACTCAGTCCTAACTTTCACACAAGGGGAAGACAATGAGTAGAGCCATGCAAATCGCCAACAAGACCATCGCCAAGTTCCTCGACCTGGGGCAGCGACTCTTCTCCCTGTTCCTAGCCAACGCCCTGCCAGCCGTCACGGGTGGCGCGGTGATCGGCGTGTCGGTAGCCAAGTCCGCTCTGCTCGCAGGGTTCATGGCTGTCGTCCAAGTCGTGCAGAAGCTTGCTGCAGCTTCAACGGATGGCGAGTTGACGAGCGAGGAAATCGCTGAGGCGTTCGGCAAGAAAGCCTGACCCGTGGCTGACAAGTATCCAGTAGTCAAAGTCCAACTTTGCTCACACCTGAAAGGGGTAAAGCCAGGTGAACTCCCTAAAGAACTTTTGCGCGGGATTGAAGGCAAAGGCAAACTTCATCATTGTGCGGCTGACGCATACGAAGCGATGGACGCAGCCGCCAACGCCGAAGGTATCGACCTCTCCCCAACCTCGCAGGCGGACACCTACCGCAGCCTCGAAACCCAAGAGTACGGCTTCTACCAGAGGTACACGGACAACCCAGGTCCGAAACTCCTCAAACAAAAACCGCGCATCTACAAAGGGAAAGCGTGGTACCTCAAAAAAGGGTTAGCACCGATGGCGGTCCCAGGGACCTCCAACCACAACCTCGGTATCGCAGTCGACATCGCCAACGCATCAGGGGCACGACTGAAGTGGATGCTTGCCAACGCCCACAAGTTCGGATTCTCATGGGAAGTCCAGTCGGAGCCGTGGCATCTACGCTACGTCGCCGGTGACGCCACCCCTGAGGCGGTCAAAGAGTGGCTTGCTACACGCCCCGCACCAGAGGCGTGACATGGACGCAAACTGGGCGTTGATCCTTGCTGCCGTCGTAACAGCGGTCGGAGGGATTATCGTCGCAGTTCTGCAACAGTTCAAGAAGGATAACCATACCGACCATCAGGTCGTGTTGGGGATGTTGAAGGTTCTGCACAAAGGCCAGCAACGGGTTGAGGGCAAGGTTGAACGGCTTGACGAAAGGCTTGATAACCACCTAGAGTTCCACGCCACGGAGGGGATGCTTGACAATGGGCGAACAGTTGACCAAAATGGAGTTGAAACGAATCGCAACGTATCTGCGTAAGGTTTACCCAGGGGTAGCCGAGCAAGATGAGTTGTGGAACCTGATAGAAAAAATCGAACAACTCGCAAAGGGGAAACATGCACGATCCACTGGCAGGCGCGGAGGTTCTGACCAAAGCGCATGAGCTGATTACCGGCGACAGACAGAACGCCTACTCGCATCCGCTTGACGACTACTCGCGTACCGTCTCCATCTTCAACGCGTTGAAAGGTGAAGACCTGCTCACCGCAGAAGACGGCATCCTGTTCATGTTGTGCGTCAAACTGTCGCGCCTGATGCACGAAATCGACAACGGGATGAACCTGCCCGACAACACGGTGGACGCCGCCGGATACTTGGGTTGTCTCGCTATGGCACGCGAACGTATCCGTGCAACCGAACTGGAGCTGTCCCGCATGTTCAAGACGGGTGAATCATGGGCTTGATGGACGAAGTGGTCGCGGAATCGAACCCGCCTCGCCGCGGCAAGATGGACGAAATCAAAGAGAAACTAACGAAACAGGACTGCGAAGAGTTCCTGGCGGCGTTACTTGATGTACGCATCAGCCAACTAGCGTTGGTTCGCGCCCTGCAACGACGCGGCATCCACATCGGGAAAGGCACGATCAGCGAGATGCGACGCGACTTCATTCGAGACAACGGGGGCAGCGATGACATTTCGTGACGAAGTAGAAGCCGAGAACGAGACGTTGCAGAAGGCGGACACAATCAAGTTGCGTCGTGAACGCGACCTCGCCCAACATGAGGTGGTCAGGTTACGGGCCGACTTGGAGATGGCGAACCGTGCCCTGTCCGTCGTGTCAGCCGCAGAACTAGCCGAGTTACATCCCCCGAAATGGTTGACCCCCAACAAACCGAAAACATCCGCAGCCACCCTCGTCGTCATGCTCTCAGACACCCACTTTGACGAAGTAGTGATACCGGAAGAAGTCGAAGGGTTGAACGCATACAACCGTGAGATCGCCACGAAACGTCTCCACAAGTGGGCTACGAACGTCGTCAAAATCTCCAGGCACTACCTCGCCGGAGTCAACTACGACGGCTGCGTCCTGCTGCTCGGCGGCGACATCTTCTCCGGTGACATCCACGAGGAGTTGGCGCAAACGAACGAGGACACGATGCTCGGCTCGCTGCTGTACTGGTCCGAACAGGTCGCAGCATCCGTTGACTTGCTCGCCAACGAGTTCGGCAAAGTCCACGTCGCCTCGGTCGTCGGAAACCACGGGCGTATGTCCCGCAAACCTCGCGCCAAACTGCGAGTCAAAACCAACTTCGATTGGCTGCTCGCCAAGATGGTTGAGAAACATTTTGCGAAAGATAAACGCGTCACCTTCAACATCCCCGAAGGCACCGACGTACTGGTGAAAGTGTACGGTTGGGGGCATCTGTTGACGCACGGCGACCAGACATCCGGCGGTGGCGGTATCGGCGGCATCTATCCGCCGATCATGCGTCTGCGTGCCCGCAAAGCGCAACGCTATTTGACGACCGGCGAAAACTTCTCAACCCTCTGGCTGGGACACTGGCACCAATACATGCCATCCCCACAGTTGGTTATCAACGGAAGCTTGAAAGGGTACGACGAGTACGCGTTCATCAACAACTTCACGTTCGAGCCGCCGCAGCAGGCGTTGGCTGTGGTGACACCGACGAACGGGATAACGTTCCATGCACCAGTATTCGCAGGCGACAGGAAGGCTGAGAAATGGTAAGCGCGTGCCCCTGGTCGCTGGTCGCCGTGCATTGGATTGACGCGTTCGACTCGGAGAACGGGTGGATACGCACCAAAGAATACAAAGCGAAACCGCAGCACGTCGTCTCCGTCGGCTGGCTCTGGCCCGACCTGCTGGAAGGCTACCTGTCGGTAACTTGCTCCTACTGCCCTGATGAGGAACCAGAAATGGACACCGTTGGCATGGTCACGCACATCCCGACTGGCATGGTGCAGAAGATCGTCAGCTTGGGAACCCCAAACTTTTGACTTGACTCCGTAACACCTCTCCTGTACGGTGAACCCAAACAACAGAGGAGAACCCGATGAGAAAACGAATCCCGAAACCCGCCCACGGCTCTAACGAATGGCTCGCCGTCCGTTGGAAAAACTCGCACGGCGAAACCCGTGTATCGGCATCAGTCGCCGCAGCACTCCACGGTGTCCACCCATACGTCAGCAAGACTGATCTCGCCGTCGAACTCCTCGCCCCCCAACCGCCACAAGCTAAGGAAGCGAACAGCGCGATGAAGCGAGGCACCACACTCGAAGCACCAATCCGAAGTTGGGCCGCCGAACTGCTCGGTGTCCGCCTCACTGAACCAGAAGAACTGTTCGCTTACGAAGAACCAGGCGTCAGGCTCATCGCCACCCTCGATTCGCAAGATGAAACCGGACGCGTCTATGAACAGAAAACCTACAACAAACTATGGAAAGGCGAACTCTTGCCTTACTGGTATTGGCAGGGGGTACAGCAAGCCATCTGCGCCGACGTACCAGAAATCACGTGGATCATCTTTGACTCCAGCCTTGACCTGCATTTCCACAAACAGAAGGTGACGAGCGACGAGAAACAAATCCACATTGAGGCGGTCCGCCAGTTCCTTGCCTGCATTGACATGGGCATGATGCCTGATGACGCAGTGTTGGAATACAAGCACGTCACCGACATGTACCCGAAAGGTGTCGGCGGGGCGGACAATGCACGCGAACTCGGACAAGACGCCCTCGTCCTCATTGAGCGTCTGCTGCTCGCCAAAGAACAGGCAGCCCAAGCGGAGGCCGCCGAGTCGCTGGCGAAAGCCGAGTTGTGCGACATGTTGAAAGAGTCCGAATACGGACTCATCCAAGACCAACTCGTCTGCACGTGGAAGACGGCGACCCGCTCGTCGTTTGACACGAAAAGGTTCGAGGCCGACCATCCAGCGTTGGCCGCGAAATACAAGAAAGAAACCCAATACCGGACATTCCGACTCACTAAGGAGAAAAACAAATGAGATTCAACCTTGACAACTACGAGACGGTCGAGTCACGACTCGCCCGCTTTTGGGAACAGTACCCGAACGGGCAGGTGTTCACTCAGATACATCACTACGACGAGAACAAGGTCGTGTTCCGTGCCGAGATTTACAAAGACATCAACGATCCTCGCCCCGTCGCCACCGGCTACGCCGAGGAGTTGCGTGACGCTTCACCCGTGAACCGCACATCCCACGTGGAAAACGCAGAGACCTCCGCCATCGGGAGGGCTTTGGCCAACTTCGTCTTCCAATCGAAGACCGCCCCTCGGCCTTCGCGTGAGGAGATGAGCAAAGTCGCCAGGGCTGAACAGCCACAGCAGCAGGGGCCAGATTTCATCACGAAGTTCCGTGAAGCTTGCGCTAAACAGAACATTGAACCGGAACATGTTGCCAAGATTGCGGGAGTCAACCTTGATCAGTTGAGTGATGCTGACACCCCGAAGTTGCGTGACGCTTTCAAGACGTTGACATCCAAACCCGCTGAGCAGCCTGTACCGAAACAGGTTGAGGATGCGGAGGCGTTCATTGAGAAAGTCAAGGAAGCGTTCCCGAAGGCAGCAGAAGTCGCCGCCACCCCGCAAATCAAAGACCCTGACGCGCCAGCGTCAAAGGCTCAGATTGGTAAGGTTCGAGCGTTGATGTCAGGCAAAGGTGTTGCGTCGTACAGCGACAAGATTGAGAAGGCACAAGAGTTGTTGAACCTTCCCAACTTGAAGCAGCTTGAACACTTGACGAAAGGGCAGGCGAACCTGCTCATCAACATGGTTGAGGAGATGAACTAATGCAAGACATGTCACCCAACGAAATGTTCCGCCAGTTGAAACAACAAGTAGAAATCTGTGACGACTGCGACAAACCACCCGCACAAGGTTGCATCAACACCTGGTTCCCATCTTGGTATCTACAAACAGAAGATGATCCAGAACACCCCGCGTCGGTTCGTGGCAAACTTGTTGTTGCGCGGCACGCCAAACGTTGCCCGCAGTTCAACAACAAACCGGTAGAACAAATGAACAAACGCATCCGTCGAGGTTTCGTTTTTGTGGGGAAAAAGAAGTGACCGATGAACGCAAAGGGGAGTGTCAGGGGAATCAAGCGAAATGCAACGTGGACAGATGCCCTCTGTTTGGCACTTTGGGAAGACCAGACCGACAGGGTGTACGCCGAGTTAGAGGGTGTTCCGATCCTGCCGCTCGCGGTCGCAGAAATCGGACCAAAGGGGATGCGAAGGCGCGTCGTGCCCGTAAGAAGCTGGGGTTGGGCGGCCACCTTACACGTCACGAAGAGAACTGGGGTGGTGCTTTTCGTACCGAAATCAAAGCAGGCTTACAGGTCGGTCCGATTGCTACCCGTTTCCAAGCCGCTAAAGCCCAGTCTGATGCGGCGAAGGCGTTGGGCGACATTCGCCCGTTCATAATGGTGGCGATGCCGGACGGTTCGACGGATGGGATAGTGTTGATGTCGTTGTCCGAGTTCAGCGAAGTCGTGTCCCTGCTTACGAACCCCTAACCGAAAGGACTACTCATGGAATGGATACCCAGGCTCCTTGCCATAACCTCAACCGTGTTTGCGGTTATCGCGTTTGGCGGCAGGCAGGCGGACACCCCCTCCGTACCTACCCCCCAGCCGTCTACGACGCTCATAACGCTTCCTATTGCGCCTCAGACCCCTCCCACGACCACGGTGCCACCCGCCCCAGCGGACGCCTCCTGCCCCCAATGGTGGCCACTAGCCAGGGAAGCAGGCTGGGCTGAGGCCGACCTGCCGATGCTTGACAAGGTGATGTGGAAAGAATCCAACTGCCTGCCCCACGTCCACAACACCACCCTCAACAAAGATGGGTCCTCCGACATCGGCTTGACCCAAATAAATGATCGGAGCTGGTGTTTGGGAACCCGCTGGTATCCGGACGGATACTTGCAAACCATCGGCGTACTCACTACTGTCGGGTGCGAACAACTGTTTGACCCACTCTTCAACCTGAAAGCAGCGAAAGCCATCCATGACTACGCACTCGAACACCACGGGAACGGGTGGCAACCGTGGCGACTCTAAAAGGAACTACGACTACATGCAACTCTTGAGCGAGTTCCGGCTCGTCCTACAAAACTTCGCGTGGATGGACGACGCAGCCTGCCGAGGCCGACGCGACATCGACTTCTTCCCTGAGATTGGATACAACGGGAAAGCACCGAAAGCTGTCGCCGTCTGCCAAACCTGCCCCGTGCAAGAAGACTGCCTGGAGTTCGCGGTTGAGAACCAGATCGACCACGGCATTTGGGGCGGGATGAGTCCGCAGCAACGAAAACGGTACTTGCGTGCAGGCTACAGAAAGGGTAACTTCTAACCATGACAGAGAACCAATCCATCTTCTATGAAGCGTGGATCACCGATCTTCAACGCGACCTTGACGCGTTGAGGGAAGACAAACGCGACCTGCTACGCAAAGTTGCACAACTAGAGCAGCAGCTCGCAGAATACGGAATCAAAATAAACAACCTGATACAACACAGAGGAGACGAATAATGTCAGCAACATGGTACAAACTGAAGTCCGGTGAATGGGGCGTCAAGATACGCCACGACGGGCAGGCA